ACCGAGCTAGTCGGGCAGAGTCAGGCGGTCAGTCTGGATGTTGCCGACGCGATCACCTGGCTACTTCCTGAACTGATCAGGGTGTTCACCGATGAGCGCGTTTGTACCGTGGCGGGTATGGACCCGCAGACGGCGCAACTGGAGGACCAGATAGGGCAGGCGCTCAACTGGCACTTCTACGATGCGGTTGAAGGCCGGTCGGTGATGTTCTTGCAGTCGTTCATCCAGGACGCAATGCTGCAAATGAACGGGGTCAGCAAGGTGTGGTGGGAAGAATCCACCGACATCGAACGTCAGGTATTGGAGAACCCCACACAGGACGATCTGATCGTCGCGCTGAACCAACCAGGCGTGACAGTCAGCGAGGTAGACGAGAACGGTCAGCCGCTGATGGATGGCGACGAGTCGGAAGACTATGACACCCCAGACAACGGCGCGCGCTATGTTGCCATCGAGACGCGTACAACCAAGCGCACGCTGAAATATTCAGCCGTAGCGCCTGAAGAATTCCTGATCAGTAGCGACGCGTCCAGCTTGGAGATCGGCCAAGCTAAATTCTGCGCCCACTATCGGCCCATGATGGTAACCGACATTATCGAGCAGTTTGGCGTAACCAAAGAGTTTGCCGACGCGCTGGCCGATGCCGACTGGGTGACCGGCAACCAGGTGGGCGGCGATGACATCATAAGCACCCGCGACCGGCTCGGCATTAAGACTGCCAGCCTCGGCGGCGACAGCAGCAACGCAGACGACAGCACCGAATATAAAGAGGTCTACGAGTGCTATCTGCTTGTCGATATGGACGGCGACGGCATGGCCGAGCGCTGGCAGTTTTTCAAGTCCGGCAGTCACATACTGGAGCGCCAGCCGTGGCCGATGGAACCGCCATTTAGCAGCGCATCGCCATTCCCTGAGCCCCATATGTTTTACGGCCTGTCGGTCTATGACAAGCTGCGAGAGGTACAGGCAGCGAAGACCGCACTAATGCGGCAGCTTGAGGACAATAACGCCCTAGTCAACAACCCGCAGCGGATCGTGTTGGATGGGGTGGTTAATCGCTCGGACCTCAAGACACGTCGGCCCGCATCGTTCATCCGTACCAAGCAGCTTGACGCGGTGCGCGATCTGCCGGTGCAGCAATTCGGCGCTGAAACATACGCGTCTATCGACTACCATGATCGACTAATCCAGCGGCGCGTCGGGGTATCGCCCGGCAATGCGTCCGAGCTAATGCCTGTTGGCGGTGACACCGCGCACGGCCTCGAACGGCTGATGTCGGCCAAAGAGGAAGTCCAGTGGATGATCGCCAAAATGATGGGCGAGACGGGGATCAGATGCCTATTCCGAAATCTATACAACGCGTTACGCGACAGCGGCGAACCGTTCTTGGTCCGCAACGGGGACGAATGGACGCAGATCAACCCGCAACAGTGGCCCAAGGACATTACAATCACGATCCGCAGTGCTGCGGGGATGGGTGCCAGAATGCGCGATGCTCAGGCGCTTGGTCAGGTGATCCAGTATCAGAGCGGTCTACTGGATCGCGGGCTGGGCGGGGTGATGGTGACCGAGACCGGGATCTATCGGGCGATTGAGGACTGGCAGAAGGCTGTTGGCCTGCAACTGACCCGCGATTATTTCCAAGATCCTGATTCTGACCCGGCCAAGCAAGCGGCACAGGCCAAGCAGCAGCAGAGCCAAGTAGAACAACAGAAAATGGAGCAGCAGCAGCGCGGCGTGATGGACATGGCGCAGGCCAAGATCAACCTGGAGCGCCTGAAGCAGCAGCAGGCCGGAGCAAAAGACCGTGCCGATATCGCTATGAACCTGGAGCAGATGATACAGGACCAGGAAGCCAAGCTGACCGAACTGGAACTGAAGTACGGAACAGACATACCTGGAGCGCTGACATGATTACGGCAGATGAACTGGCAGAGGCATACGACGACGTGCAGATCGGCGCTGATGTCGCTGCGCTGAAGAAAACCAAGCTGTGGGAGCGGATATCAAAGGCCCATAGCGAAGGGGTTACCGCGCTGGCAGCAACTGACCCGGCCGACATCGACGCACTTCAGGACATCGCATACCAAGTGCAAGCGGCGCGCATGTTGATAGACAATATAGAGAACTTTGAACAGGTCGCAGTTGCGGCCGCCGATGTAATCGCTGAGGAGCAAAACAAATGAGTGATATTGACGAGGCAGTGAATGCGCTGATGGCCAGCACCGATGATCCGGAGCCGGAGACCGAGCCGGAGACCGTTGACGAACAGCCGGAGCCGGAGCCGGAAGGTGGCGAAGTATCAGACGATGACGGCATCCCCATCGGCGATCTTGCGGCAGCGCTCGGGCTGGCAGAGGACCGGGTGAGCGTTACCGATGATGGCGATCTGCGCCTGGTTGCCAAGATCAAGGGCGAGGACACGCAGATCACCGTTGATGAGGCTGTGCGCTCCTATCAAATGCAGTCGGTGCAGGATGCCAAGTCAGCCGATCTCAATGCGCAGGCTCAAGAGCGAGCACGCGCTATCGAGACCGAGAACCAGCAGTTTGCAGCGCGCGTGGCTGAGGTCGACAATACTTATTCACAGCTACAGCAGGCGGTAGCACAGCAGGTCGACAGCCCGGAAATGCAGCAGCTACGCGCTACTGACCCTGCCCGGTGGGCGGCCGCTGCTGAAGATGCGCGGCAGCAGATCGCCCGGCTTGATTCGATGCGGCAGACCAACGCCAAAGCGTGGCAGGACCAGCAGGCCACCTATGCAAGCCAGCGGAAGCAGTCAATGGAGCCCCACGCGGCGCTACTATTCCGCACGCTTGATGCTGATCCTACTCTGGCCGATGTGCGGTCAGAGAAAGGCCAGCGGACCGCGCTTGCCGCGCTACGGTCGGCAGGGTACAACGATGCAGACATTGCAGCGGCCGGCGAAGATCCGCGCGTGGTGTTGCTGGCGGTAAAGGCGGCGCGACTCGATGAAATGCTGGCCAATGCCAAGCCAGAGGCCAAGAAGATCAAGCGGCAGGTGCGGGTTGTGAGACCTGGAGCCAAGCAAAAGAAGGTCGACAAGAAGATGACCCATGCGCGAGGCGTCAAAGCGCTGAGAAATAGCGGAAAAGAGGCCGATGCCGTTGCGCTGTTGCTGAATGGTTGATATCTGCCGCAGATGCTGCTATAACCACTGGTAGCAGGACATTTATTTGGATTATCACCCGGCGCAATGCCGGCAACTGACTGCTCCATTGTGATGTGAACGGCGAAGACGACAGTACACCCGTTCACACACCTCTGGAGTAATCACAATGTCCACTTCCAACCTTGACCGCTACGACCTCGGCCTGCCCGGTGGTCTCGATGCGAATATCCGCGAAAATCTCAGCAACGCGATCACCATGACCTCGCCGACTGAGACCCCATTTCAGAACATGATCTCCATGCCATCCAGTACCGGCGCCCAGTTCGACTGGCTGCGTGAGGAGCTGAACGACGTGGACAGCGATAACGCGCTGGTTGACGGTGCCGACGCTGGAACCGACGATTCCAAGAAGGGCGACCGCCTGCGCAACGTCTGCCAGATTTCCGGCAAGGTCGTTCGCATTTCCGGGCGCGCTCAGTCCGAGAACACCCCGGCCGATATTTCCTCGCTCGCCCGCCAGATTGTGCGGCGCGGCATGGACCTGCGCCGTGACATGGAATCCATTCTTACCGGCAATCAAGCCTCCGTACAGGGCGACAGCACCACGGCAGCCCGCACCGGCACCCTCCGCGCTTGGTTCGAGACCAATACCGAGTTGGGCGCTGGCGGCATCAATGGCGGCTACAACGTCGCGACCGGCAATGTCGATGCCGCAACCGATGGCGCACCAGAGGCGCTGTCACAGGTCAAGCTGAACAACGTCATTGAAGGCGCGTGGACTGAAGGCGGCTATCCATCCGTGCTGATGGAATCGCCGGCCATGAAGACCAGGATCTCCGACTTCCTGATCGCGTCCAGTGATGCCAAGGTCGGCGTGATTCGCTCCAACATTGACGGCAATGCCGCAGAAGCCCAGGTGGTCGCTACTCAGTCGGTCGACATCTACAAGCATGATTTCGGCACCCTGGAGATCATCCCCAACCGGTTCCAGCGTGACCGCGATGTGTTCGTGCTCGATCCGGATATGTGGCAGTGCAAGAAGTTCCGTGACTTCCGCCTGAACCAGTTGGCCAAGACCGGCGATGCCGACAACCGCCAATTGATCGTTGATTACGGTCTCTGCTCGCTGAACGAGAAGGCCAGCGGCCTGATCGCTGACGTGGATCACACCACTCCGATGGTAGCCTAACGGTGTTTGATTGGGAGTGGTTGCGAGGTACAGCGCTCCCGACCAGGATGCGCGTTACCACTGGGCTTGAGTTGCAGATCGAGACTGTCCAAACAGACAGAAGCGAACTTGCAATTATAGACCGGGTGGCGCGCATCAACCGAGAGATACGCGAGAACGGCCGGCGCAAGGAAGGGCCAGCAGGTCGCTACCTCGGAACCATTCCGATGGCACTATATGACAAGTGGAAACGGGAAGATCCCGAATTCGCAAACGACCCGGCGGCAGTCGAGCGAAAGCTGATGTCGCCTGAATTCAAGAAACTGCGAGTAGACAAAGGGCTCTAAAATGGGCGGCTTCACCACTGGCGGGACAGACTTTACCGAGCTACAGGACAGTATACGCGACTGGCTGGTAAGAGAAGACAACGAGGTAACTGACCGGATTCCATCATTCATCCGGCTGGCAGAGATCCGGGCGGCGCGTGAGATTCGCACCGTTCGGCTGATGGTGGTCAAGGAATACACCGCCACGCAAGATGACGAGGACAACGGCTACCTGCCGCTACCTGCCGACTTTAACGGCATGGTCAACGTGTCAGTGGCGCGCAATGGCCAGCAATACCGGCTCGAATTCCTCAGCCCGGCGCAATACCTCAACTCTGGCGGCAATGCTGGCAGCGGGCAGCCGTGGGCCTGCACCATTATCGGCGAACGGTTCTATACCCAGCCCCCGCAGGGCGCTGAAGCTACGGCAACATTCACCTATTACGCGCTGCCGCCTCGGCTTGGTGCGCTGTATCAGGAAAACATACTAAGCCGCTTCTATGGCGATGTGCTGCTCTACGGTTCGCTGGCTGAGGCCATGCCATATCTGAAAGATGATAAGCGCCTGCCTAATTTCGGCCAGCTATACGACGCGGCGCTGATGAATATTCGCCGCGAAGATGACGCGCTGCGCGAAGATGATTCGGCGCAGTTGGTGACCAGCCCATATTCGGCAACGTTGCGAACAGGGAGCTATGGCTGGTGACTTGGGTCAAGGCGCAGACTGTCGGCAATACCGGGATAATTCGGGACGTTGATCCCGATGTCCTGACGCCTGACGCCTGGAGCTCAGGCCAGAATATCCGCTTTAATGCAGCCGCAATCACCCCGATGCCGGGATGGGAGCAATACTTTATCCCGGTGCAGCAGCCTAACCGGATATACCCAATTGATCACCCGGTCGACCCGTCATATTACTGGACATATCCGAGCGATACGATGGTGTATGCCTTTGACGGGACCACGCATACCGATATCACCCCGGTCGGGGGCCTTGGATTCCGCGTGCAGTGGAGCGGTGATTACATCAACAGTAACTTGGTCCTGAGCAATGGCACAAATGCGCCTATGTTCTGGACGCTTGATCCAGCGTCGCCGCTTGTGCCGCTGATTGGGCTTGATACGCTCGAATCCTGCCGGATTATCGCATCGCATCGCGGGTTCTTGATTGCGATGGACACGGTAGAAGGCGATATTCGCAGACCGTACCGGTTCAAGTGGTCGGATCAGGCACAGACCGGCATTCCTGATACATGGGATCCTATTGGCAGCCTGGCCGGTAGCGTTGACCTCGGGGACAAGTCGACCATATTGGTGGCGGTCGAGCCACTACGGGATCACCTGATCGTGTACGGGGATCGGCAGACTTTTGATGTCTCTTTCATCGGCGGCGATCTGGTGTGGCGATTTGACCCGCTATTCCCTTCTGTCGGGTGCCTGAGTGCGCAAGGGGTGGCTGAATTCGAGGGCAAGCATATCGTGCTGACTGACGGCGATGTGATGGTGCATAACGGGCACAATATCGAGTCGGT